CGTTTAACTGACCAACAAATTGATTTACTATCATATCCTAATTATGAACGAAAATATCTTCCAGTAAATAACATAAAAGAAAATGCAGGAGATTCTAGAATAGAATTACATGTATATGCTGCAGATTCGTGGTTATCAGGAAATCATAAAGTTCAACAATTAACAAAAATTCCGGAATACGTTGATCCAATAACAAATCGTAAAATTGATTTATATAATCCGATTGCAATTGATGTTCGCAAGGAATTTGATACATTAAAATTAACAGCCGGCACATTAAAAATTGTTGTTAACTTTTTTAAAAACTTGATAGGTAGTTATGAACAACAATATTTAAGAATCGATGAAATTTCTCCGGATAGAACTGAAATTCGTTTACGTGCCATTGATATAAAAAATCCGCAATTTTTAACGCAATTAACTAATTATATAGATACGGTAAATCAAACATCTACTGTTGATATACGATATGAACAAGTTTCTAACGTTCGAAACCAAGAAACTATAGTTAATGAAATTGTAACTCCCAAAAAATTCAAAACATATTTATTGAATTTTAGTAGAAATCAAACGTTTCAATATGTTAATAGCGTAGTAGTCGGAGAATATGTTTATGTAAAACTTAATCAACCACTACCTAATGAATTTCAAAAAGATTTCAAATGTTGGATTGTTGAAGAATTAAAACTTCCATATATTGATAATGTTACTTTACAAACAGAATCAACTACTCGTACATTTAATAAATTAGCAAATCCGAATTGGCAAGCAGTATCTACATTAAATACTTCAACGGATACTGGATTAAAAACTTGGACTGAATTATTAGGTTCATCGACACAAACATCACAACAAATTGTCGATGCATACTTTTCTGGTAGTTTAGCTGGTATGAAATTGAATATTGATTATTCCGATTTCAATAATTTTATTTTTTATAGTTCAGCAACTGAACGATTAGAAAATTTTAGATACAAATTACAATTATTAGAAACATATACATCTCAAAGTTTTGCAGTTTCGCAATTGTCTGGAAGTGTTGCTATATCAAATCAACAAGAATTTTTAACATTAAAAAATAATTTAATCGGAGGTTTTGATAATTTCGAACAATGGTTATATTATGAATCGTCTTCGAAATTAACAACATATGATTTACCACGCGAATATTCTACAGTTGCATCAGTTACTGGTAGTTATATTTCGCCAGCTCCTAAATCTAATTCTACAATACCATATACGTTATATTCCGTAACTAGTTCGCAATTTCAAAATTGGTATGATTCTGTATATGTTAGTGCATCATTATATGATCAATTAAATTATAATGCATTGTATTATTCAGTTCCAGAATATCTTCGTTTAGATCAATCTAATCAAAATCTAAATACATTTATAAACATGTTAGGTCATCACTATGATATATTCTATACATATATCAATCATATGACCAAACTTAATAAGCGTGAAGAAAATCCTAAATTAGGTATGCCGAATGAATTATTATATTCAGTAGCAAAACAATTTGGATGGACTTTAACAAATGGTTCTCAAAATCAAGATTTATGGCAATATGTTTTAGGAACTAATGAATCCGGAGTGCCATTAACAGGTTCGAATACCGTTGGTGACCCTTCGGTACCAGGACAAAATATGACATATACAATTTGGAGACGAATTGTAAATAACTTGCCATTACTTTTAAAAAGTAAAGGAACAAAACGTAGTATTCAAGCATTGTTATCATGTTACGGAATACCGCAATCAATAATTAGCATAAATGAATATGGCGGGCCTAGATTAGAACGAGCTCCGATTTATGAAAAATTAAATTTTGACTATGCTTTAGATTTAAGTGGAAGTGCTGCTGGTACTGTAACTATAAATTATTCGCAATCTATAGATTCCGTAGAGCTTCGTTTTAGAACGGCTGATGTATTAAAATATCCAACAATACCAAATACAATGAATTTGTATACAATTGGGTCTAACGCAGTTACTATTGATTTTAGTAGTGGTACTTTAGGTAGTATACAAATTAATGGTACATCATCAGCTGATTTTGAATTATTTAACGGCGATTGGATTACTACGGTACTTCGTAAAAATGGAACTAATTTAGACATAGTTGCAAAAAAATCTAAATATGGTAAAATTGTAACAACGGTATCTGCATCAACGACAGCATCATTACCTTATTCTGGTACATTAACATTAGGTAGCACATCTACTGGAGCTAGCAGGTTAGTTGGACAATTACAAGAATTACGTTTATGGTCTTCTAGTTTACAGGATGATGCATTAAATAATCATACAAAAGCTCCAGGAGCATATGATGGAAATGTTGATGCATATTCTGAATTGGTATTTAGATTGCCGTTGAATCAAAATATCAATCACAACTTAACATCTAGTTTACAAGGAATACAGCCGGCTGCTTCAATTATTTCTGCTTCGTTTTCTAGTTGGACATTGGCAATGCCATATGATTCAATTGAAGAAACATATTATTATGATGGGGTATCATTAGGAGCAGGAACATATGATGATAACAAAATACGTTTAGAATCAAATCAGCTGGTTGGTTCATTAGATGTTAAAACTAGAGCTGAACGTAGTCAATTTGATACAGCACCAATTGATAGTAAAAAATTAGGAGTATATTTTTCTCCGCAAACTATGATAGATGAAGATATTATTGCACAACTTGGTTTTACTTCATTAGATGAATATATAGGAGATCCGGGTATATCTGATTCTAAATCATATCCTCAATTGATACAGGCAGCACAGTCATATTGGAAAAAATATGAAAATCGAAATGATATAAATGCTTATATTAATATGTTTACATTATTTGATTTATCATTTTTTAAACAATTAGAACAATTATTGCCAGCTCGTGTAAATAAATTAACTGGTTTATTAATTCAACCTAACTTGTTAGAACGAAGTAAAGATACAATTTTACCTAAAATACAAAAGTTTCTCCCTTCGTATACAGCTATCTTAGAATCAGTTTCTCCTTCAGCTGAAGGTTTATATTCATTATATGATGGATCTATATCAGGTCGCATAATGAATTTGTCTGCAATAGATGATGATCAGTGGCAAGCATATTTAACAGCTTCAAATTCTGAGAAATATGATAGTGTACCATACTCATATGAGTATTTGTTAAGATCTGGAAGTACATGGATTACTGGGTCATCTCCGTATTGGTTAAGTGATGCACTACAGCCTATTTATTTTGATGGCGTTTTTTCTACAAATAAATTTAAATCAGGTTCTGCAGTATTTAATACAGGTAGCGGCGGATCTGGTATAACTGCTACGTATGGTGCAGGTACATATGGATCTAGTACATATTATTTAGATCCAATTGGCGCAGGATGGACAGGTATTTTAGCACAAGTACAAGATTATTTACCGCGCGGAATTGAAAATCAACGTTATGCTGGCTGTAAACTATCATCTCCTGGTTTTAATATTAATTCAACTCAAACTATAGATGGAAGACCGGTTGTAGAATTTAGATCGGCAAATCCAAATCAATTAATATATCAAAACTTAGATAATACTAATGGTAGTTTTGTATTGGTATAATTTTTATAACACTGATATTTATTAAAAAGTAAAAGGAAACATATGGGTTATCTAGATAATTCGAGCGTAACGGTCGACGCAATACTAACTTTAAAGGGCCGTGAATTATTAGCTAAAGGTGGTAATGCATTTAATATTACTCAATTTGCAGTAGGCGATGATGAAATTGATTATTCATTATGGAACCCAGATCATCCGCTAGGTACTGAATATTATGGTACTATTATTGAAAATATGCCAATTACTGAAGCGATTCCAGATGAAACTCAGGCACTTCGATATAAATTAGTAACATTGCCAAAACAAACAACGAATATACCAGTTATTAATGTTGGCAATACATCGATTATATTAGCAGCCCCAGGTAATAGTGCCGTAATTGCTCCTAACACAAGTAATTTCCAAGGCGGAAATAGCAATTTAGGATATACTGCAATTCTTTCTGATTCAACTGTAGCTGATATACAAGTAATACGAGCATTACAAAATTCAGTATTACCAACGACACCAAGATTTATTGGCGATAACCAAGATGCTCAAAGTGTTGCAGTAGCTGGTTTTGAATTCCGAATTACTGCTAAAACACAAATGCTTGAAGATAAAACTGCAACTATTTCAATTATTGGTAATGAAACAGGTGGAAGTGTTACTATTAATTTAACTGTTAAAAAAGTAACAACTGCGACTGTAAATAGTGCAACAGTATAAAAAAGGTAAACATGAAAATGAAAAATTTCATTGAAACATTAAAACAACAACCGCGTCAAGGTGGCGTACCTGCAAATTTATTATCAGCTGTTGGAGCTGCTAATCAAGCAACACGAACGGCTGTTACTCCAACTCCAGCGCCAGCTGCTGCTGGTACTGCAGCAGTGACTCAACAAGTACAACAATTGGCACAACAATTGGCTAATCAAATGGTTGCAGAAATGCAACAATCACAAATTTTAGCGCGTAACGGTCGTGTATTTACAAAATTTGATTTAGTTAATGATGTTATTAGCAATCAGATTGAAGTTGTTACTGCCGGCGTTTGGAGTGATGGCATTGCTAGTTTAACTACTTTTTTTACATCGTCTACTCAAACAAATACGCAGCGTACTTATTATGTTGATGTTTCGCAAAAGGCACCTGCCGCGACTGGATCTGCAGTACAATTTTCTTTAGCATTCGGTCATGCTTTAGGAAGTGGTTCAGATTCTCAAGGTCAATTGGAAGATGCAGCAAGTAAAGCGGTATATTCACAATATCGTCAACTTTTATTAAATCCTAATGATACTAGATTTACAACTGCAGGATCTGGTAGTACAGATTATGTATATGTTATTAATTTTAAACGTGATAGAATCAAAGAACGTTTAGATGCAGGAAATTGGGAATTACCTTTAGTTGCAATTTCATCTAGAGCAACTAATGCTACTGGATCTGTTGTTACCGGTAGCGGTGTTATTAAATTAATTGATGATTCATCCGTTGCATCTGCAACATTAGGTGATTCAGGAAAAATTTATAACATTGTTTCTGGTTCTATTAGTACCGGAGTACATAATCCAACTACTCCAACATATTATGGATTAGCATATCCAGATCATGGCGTATTAGTTTTAGACGGAAAAATGTTAGACCAACGATTAGGATTTGCAACTAATACTGGTTCTAGTTCAGAAGGAAATAATCATTTTGTATTATTCCATTCAATATCCGGTTCGAGTTTCTTTACAGACCCACAAACTGGTGACCCGTATGGGTTCCAAGCACGTAATTCTGAAAAAGTTACTAGTACGCATTATTTTGTTAGAATTAAAAATGCAGAATATAATTTTTCAAATAATCCTTCATATGTAACTGGTTCGGTAGGTGAACTTTCACAAACAACGTTTGTAGGAGATCCTAAAACATATATTACTACGGTTGGTTTATATAATGATAGTCAGGAATTATTAGCAGTAGCTAAACTTTCTAAACCATTATTAAAATCATTCCAAAGAGAAGCTCTTATACGAGTTAAATTAGATTTCTAAATTAACATAGATTTAAGCCCCGTTATATTTATATAAAATGTATCGGGGCTTTTAACTATATGGCACAATCAAAATTACAAAATACAGATAATCCATATCAAGGATCTTATCCATCAGTTTTTAAAAAAATTGATACCACCGATGTACAAGTTAATCCATTTCAATCATATAAAACATGGACAGTATATTCTGGGAGTTTGACATCTAGTATACTTCCATTGCAAGGAGTATATACCGATGTTAATTTTTTACCAGCAATTGGAACAACATTAACATTCAATGATGCAGCAAATGTTGACGGAAGTTTGCAATCAATAACTTATTTTTCGATAAATCATTTATTTTATAAGTATAAAGATCAACCTTATAATACATTTGGCCCAACTAATTTAAATAGAACTAAAAAGTTTTTATTTCAAACTGCATCTATTTTTTCAATTCCATTAAATAAAATTGGACAAGGAATTAAACCGGCATCATTTAGTTTTACGTCATCAGTTTCTGGATCATTTTCTAGCGATAGATATGGGAATATAATTGACACTGCATTTAATACTGCGTCGATTATATCGCAAGTTAAATTGTATGAAGGCTTTAATGAATATTTTGATACTAATAGAATTTCATATATTTCAAATAATGTAACGTATATTCCAGGTGTTCCTACAACTAATGGACAACAACGAAATGTTGGTTTAGCAGCTAAATTTACTGGTTCTTCTTATATAGAAACATCATTAGATGGGTATTATGATCG